CTCTACAAGTCCAAGAGCCTCAGCAATTCCAACAGCCTCTACAAGCCCAAGAGCCTCAGCAATTCCAACAGCCTCAGGAAATTCAAAAACAAATTCCTTCTGTAGTATATCAACAACCACCAGTAATATCACACTTACATTATCAGTCCCACGAATTAGTATATGAACCCCCACAAAATATTTTATATGAAATTTCTGATGTATAAAATTAACAATAATAATTATATATAAATAAAAATATATATTTATAAATAAATATATATATATATAATATAAATGAACCGTTATTCAAATTATAATAAATATAATTATAGATCCTATAAAAAACATCATTATCAGCAACACCATTATCAGCAACACCATTATCAGCAACACCATTATCAGCAACATCATTATCAACCACACCATTATCAGCAACATCATTATCAACCCCATCATTATCAATTATGTGATGATCAACCCTACCATTATCAATTATATCATGATCAACCCCACCATTATCAATCACACCATTATCAATTATATCATGATCAACCCCACCATTATCAATCACATCATTATCAACCACACCATTATTAATTATATCATTATCAACCCCAATACTATAAAAAACAACTTGATAGTTCAGGAAGTCTTTTTAACTCGGGTTGCATTTTAAGATCAGGAAATCTTTTTGATTCATGTAACTTTTCTGGTAATCTATTTGATAGTCTATAATAAATCTCCGATATAAGTATATTTAAACAATAATATTTGACTTATCAGCATCTTCTTCATTATAATCTTTAAGTAATTTATCATACATTATTTGTTCAACCTCGCTGTTAATTGTTTTATCTAATCCAGATAAAATATTATCATAGTTTGTTTCAGTAGAAACAATATTTCCATATTTAGTAGGAGTAAATATATCAAACTCCATATTCTTTTTATTTAATATATCTGTACCAGTATACGGATATAATACAATATTATCCTCGCTAATTACGCCAATAATTTTAACAACTATTATATTAACAAAAATACCATTTGTAGTAGCTATTATTTTAATATGTTTTCCTTGTAATTTACCAGCACGATATAATATCATTTCAATATCAAAAATATAATAATTATTATTATCAATATTATATCTATATCGGTTCATTACATCATGGACAATTTGAATTTTTTTAGGATTATTAATATCTCCTGGTAAATCCATTATATCATTATTATTTAATTTATCTTTTACAATATTAAATATCATATCATAATATGTAAGAATTTTATCAATTTCTATCTTATCTTTTTCATTGTCTTCTTTTAATATCTTAGGATCAATCCATTTGCTCCATTTATTACCATCTGTTGCTATAATAAGTTCCTCACAATTATTTTTAAATATTTCTTTTAATTTTAATTCATAATCAGTATTATTAAATTCGTAATAAAAAGCATTTGAAGCCTCTTCTTTTACAGTTATATCATATGGAACACTAGATGATATAGAATGTCTATTCCATGGTAAATCACCGCGATTATTATATAATATTCTTGTATTATATGGAACAATATCTTCAAACTCTTTTTTTTTCTTTTCAGATTCAAATGGTTCTAAAATTGTATTATTATTTATATAATCGTATATATAATTTTTTATCAATACAGCAAATATAATTATAATGATAATAATTGATAATACTTTTATTCCACCAATTAATATTTTTTCCATATCTTTACTATATAATCTATATAATATATTTAAGTGGAGCAATAACAGGCGTTAAACCTCTTTCTACTCTTCTATCAAACTCATTCGGAAAAGCATATGCTATAATTTTACCATCATTTTTTTTACAACATTCAAGATCAGTAGTATCTTCGCAATTATAACACATTGGAGTATTTAATCCTTCGTCATCATATCTCATAAAACCTGTTCTTTTAACACCAATTGGTAATTCACAGAATCCATCTTTTAAACAACCACCTGATAAATAATTTTTACTATAAAAAGGACAATCACTATCAGTATTACATTTTTTATCCCATACACTATAATAATTTTTACCAGTTCCGTCAATATTATACATAGAATCACATTCAAATTTATTATTAACTATATTATTACCATAACAACCATAATTTCTATCATTATATAATTCAGATATAAGCTCAAGGTTAGATGAATTTACGTTCTTATAATCTTTACCCCCAATATATCCTTCGGGCATTTCAAGTCTTGTAATAAAAGTTTCTTGAATATTTGAAATAACAGGTATATTTTTTATAATAACATAATTCATCTCTGGTATAATTGTTTTAACATTACTTATAAATCCTTTCATATTTTTACTTAAAAAATTACCAATATAATCATTCTTTTCTTTTAAAAAAGGATAAAAAGCTTTTAATCTATCTAAATCAACATCATTAAAACCATTTATAAAATACTTCAAATCTTCTATAATAACCATATATTCACTATCAGGTATAACATAAGTTATTAAAACATCAAATTCAGGTAATTCTTTCTTAATTAAATCATCTATTGAAAATTGGACTAAATTTACTTTATTTATATCAATCTTATATGCTTTTATAAATGCTTGAATAAAATAGTAATCACTTGGAAAAACATATCCAACTGTCTTATTTTCTATATCCCATACACATGTATCAGTTACTAAAATTGAACTTGTAATATATAAAAATATACCATTCTTATTATAATTTTCATAGTTATTATTATTAGTATTATTAAGATAAAAATAGTTAACATAAGGATCAATTAATAAAGATAAACTATTGTATTTAGTAGTATTAAGTAATAATTCTTTTTTTGTTTTATAATTATTTAAAACATTATTAAAAGTATTTAAATCAATATTCAAAGACTGTTTAAAATTATACATATTATCCGATACATATAATATATCATCTGTTGCAAAAGTTTCTATATTTTTAATATTTAATAAATGTCCAAAAAAACCAATAAATATAATTATTAATATTAATAATATTGATAAAATTAAATACCTGTTTTTTAAATACATTATCTATACACTCATAATAAAATATATATAGATAATAGAAATGTTTTTAAGAAAAATAATAGCTATATTTTTCTTCATAACAATATTATCATTAATATACTTATTAAAACCATCATTAATGTTTAATAAAGAAGGCGGAATAAAAGAATTTGGATATACTGAAGAAAAATCTATTATTACAATATTTATAGCTATACCAATAATAGCTATTTTATGCTATCTTATAGTACTTTCATTTGAAATTGTTTATACATAAAAGAAAAATAATATTAATAATGTATTATATGGAATACAAAGATGATAATACATTATTAAAATCATTGTGTGGTAACTATGATATATATAAAGAAATATTAGAATGGCTTAAAAATTTTGATATCATTGCGGAACCCAAATTAACAAATAAAAGTTGTATATTTATTGCCGGAATATCATGTATAGGTAAAACATATTCTATTAAGAATATATGTAAACATCTGAATTATCATATTATAAATATAGATTCAAATAATTGTTATAATTCAAAACAATTATTTGATATAATAGATAAAGGCATTACATCATCTTTATTACAAATAATAACAAATTCATCACCAAAAAAAGTAATATTAATAGATAATTTTGATGCTATTTTAACAGGAGATAGGACAGTAAATTCTACATTATTATCTATATTAACGGAGAATAAATACAAGAATACTCCTATAATTTGTATAACAAATTATGAAATACTAAAAAAAATAGGGGATATTAAGAAACTTTGTAAAATATATGAATTAGAAATACCAACTGATAAAGAAATTTCAAAAATTTTGAAAAAAAATAAAATTATAAAAGATATTAAAAATAGTAATAAATTATCTAATAATGGTAATATTTTCAAAGTTATTAATAATATAGATAGTGATAATATAGATAAGGTAAATGATATAAAATATCTTTATAATTTGAATTATAATAAAGATGTTGTATATAGAATATTATTAACAGAACAATGGCTCATACCATTGCGATATCATGAAAACATTATAATAGAATTAAATAATCGTATAATTCCAATAAGTAAATTAAATAATTTTTATAAAAATTATATGGATATAATAATATATTATGATATGTTTATGTATAATAATTTATGCGAAAATGCTATAGATATTTTTACAAATCAAATATATAATTTGTCAAAACTTAATTATAAAAAAAAAGAATTATCAACAATGGATAATTTTACAAAAATATTAAGTTATTTATCATTACAAAAAAAATATATAAAAAATTCATATAGTACTGATTTTCCTTTATATCAAATAGGCAATTATCATATGAATCTATTAAGTAAGAAATTTACTTATTTTACCAGCATATAAATTTTCTTTTATGTAATTAGATAGTACTTAATAAAATGAGTAAAGAAGTAAAAGAAGCATCTGATAATAATTCTAGTATTTTTGATAATATAGCATCTTCTACTTCATCTGTTATTGATTCTGTAAATAGTAATATAAAAGATGTTTCTAAAGATGTCGGTAAAATAGTAAATCAGTCATCTGAAATAATATCAGATAAAGGAGCTGATGCTAATCAAACTATAAACGAAAGTGTTACAGTTGTTCAAGATAATATAAATAAATATTTTGGTAATTCAACAACAGTTTTATATGGTATTATAACACTTCTTATTTTAGCTACTATTGTAGGTTTTATGCTATATTACTTTTTATCTGAAAATGTAATAAATCAAAATAAAATTGTTATTGAAGGAACACAAACTCCTGTATTATGTAATAATCTTACTGAATTTAAAATAACAAAAGTTTTAGATAATTCAAATGGAAAAAGAAGTACAATTGGATTTTGGATTTATATAGATGATATAAATAAGTTTGCTGGAAAATATCGTCATATATTACATATTGGTGCAAAAGCTAATTCAATTAAAGATGCTAGTCCTTATATTATATTAGATAAAGTAAGTAATAAAATGTATTTACGATTTTCCCCTGAAAAAGTTGATAATTATTCAAATACAACTAAATTAAATGATGAAACAGATGCTAATAATTTAATATATGATGGAAATAATGTAACTGGAATAGAAATAGATTATATACCTATACAGAGATGGGTTCATGTAGTTGTATCTGTAAATGATGTATATGGAGGAACTATTACAATATATATAGACGGTGAATTATCTAAAGTAATTGATCAAGACTATTATAAAAAGAATCATCCAGGTAAAGTATTAAATGTTGCTGATTTAAATCTTATTTCTAGTGGATCTCTATGGACAGGTGGAAATATAAATGAAAAAGATAACGGATTAACAGGATTTTCTGGTTTATTAAGTAAAATAACTCTATTTAATCATGATATTAATAAAAATGATGTTTATAGAGAATATAAGAATGGTCCTTTTAATGGAATGATGTCACAACTTGGATTAGATTCATATGGATTAAGAAATCCTGTATACAAAATAAATTCTTATAATTAATATATTTATACTAACTTACTTATATTTATTTTTATTTTATATCTAAATTATAGAGATATTTATAATGGATACATCATTAATACAAATTATAATCGCATTAATCATAGTAATTTTAATGGGATATATATCCTATAATATTTATACTATTGAATTTGAAAAATTATTAAAAGGCTCTAATACATTAAAAAAAGAGACCAGTATATTCAATGGTATAGTAGATTTTTATTCTAATTCTGATTTAAAATCTAATACTTTTGACATTAGTGCTGATAATTATTTAGATATATCACCGTCTATAAATCAACAAGGAGGAGCTGAATATTCTTATAATTTTTGGTTATATTTAGATAAATCTAAACTAAAAGGTAATAAAGATTCTATATTATTATTAAAAGGCAATAAAGATATATTAGTAAATACTAATAAAACATTAAATTGTTCAAGTGATTCTGATAAAACTATTATGATAAAAAATCCTTTAGTAAGATTAAGTCCAAAAGGAGATGGTATTGCTGTAGAATATAATAATATAGTTACTATAGATTCTTATCAAGATATTAATAAAATAAAAAGCTGTGATTTAGCTGATAAAACAGTATGGAAAAATAAAAATGGTAATTTATTAGGAGTTTATGATTTAGATTTAGATAAAAAATGGTTTATGATTACAATTGTGATGAAAGAAGTATCGGCTCCAGATAATATTTTATTTAATAATAAAGCATCATCTAAAATATATGTTAACGGTGCTTTAATATCTGATAAAAATGTTGAAACAATATATAATGATAAAATATATTCAGCAACATTTAAAAATAATAAAGCACCTTTATATGTAAATCCTTCATATGGAACTGATAACATATATGCTGAAAAACCTACTGAAGCAGATACTATTAAAATGGCTGATCTAAAATATTATAATTATTCATTATCAGGGGATGAAGTAACTAAAATATATAATTATGGATTTACAAAATCTACGTATAATCCTCCTCTTAATACTAAAAAAATGGTAGTAAGTAATAAAAATTCTGGTAATTCTTTAATAAAAGATTTATAAATTATATATATAAATATAATAATATTATAAATATAATATACTTATAAAAATATGTCTTAATACATATCACTTACAGAGTTATATTCAATGAAAGAGAATAAAGAAAGAAAAAAAATAGAATATTATAATACAATATTAACTAAATGTCATGATAAAATACGAAATACTGCTAAATTAGGAGGAACCAATATATTTTATGAAATACCATATTTTATATTTGGATTACCTTTATATAATATGGATTCATGTATATCGTATATTGTAAATTCTCTAAGAAATAATGGGCTTTTTGTACAGATTCTTCAAAAACCAAATGATAATATGTTATATATATCATGGAGTCCAAATGATGTTAAAATGAAAAAACCTACTACAAATTATTTAGAAAATCGTTCTAATATTTTTGGTATTTAGTTTATTATAATAATTTTAATATTATTACCTATGATATTCATCTCAGAATATACATCGTTTCTTAATATAAATTTTTTTTTATTATTTGTTTTATTATTAATAAATTTATTAATACAAACTACAAAATCATAAATAGCTTTATGGCTTATTTTTTTATTATTATCACTATTTAATATATCATACCATATATTTTTACATAATATAATATTATCATGCATTTTAATAAATGGATTATCTAGATTTAGAGTTATAGACATTGTTTTATCAACATTAATAAATTTATTTTTAATATCTTTAATTATATATTCTTTAATTAAATAATCATCAGCCTGTATTTTATCTTTTAAATCAAAAAAGGTATTAATAATATTTGGAGAAATTTCTAACATTGCAGGTTTTACAATATCTCTAATAATACCTCTCATAGACCATTTAGG